CCGCAGATAACCAACTAGCACCCACTAGCACTTCCCAGACGAGTTTTAATTTAACTTCATCGTTTAGCGATTCCGTTCACATGGGTATGTTTACAGTTTCCGTAGTGAATGACTTAGTCGCACCTATTGCCACTGATGCCCCTGCTGACGCTGAGCACGCGCCAGTCCAGGTTAATGTGTATATGAAGTGCGGAAGTGATTTTCAGTTTGCGCAGCCTAACGAAGTATCAACTAGTTGGTCTGTCGCGAATTTTAAAGCTACTTCAGATTGGACTCAGTCTCTAGTCTTTGTTCCTACGTCGGATACTCACGATGCGATGCCGACAGCGATAGAACACAATGTTGTAGGAAGCAACTTCTCTGGTTATAACAATATGGTTTTCTTTGGAGAGAGCGTCAGCTCGATTCGATCATTGATCAAGCGTTATTCGCTAGTCTTTACCGGTGATTATAACAATGATCCGCGAAACCAATCATTTGAAATGGTTACGAGAATTGTTCCTCACATTCCTGCGCAAGTGACTCGTGGCAAAATTCGACGGAATTCGTTTCTTACTTATATGTCTCCCTGTTATCTTATTCAGCGTGGTAGTACTCGTTATAAGTTCACATACTATGACAAAGGGGACAACGGTAATACGTCGTCTCAGTCGTACACCTGGTTTGAGAGACTGGGATTGAGAACTTCAGTTAAAACTGTTGATTATCCGGTGCAAGAAACGACCACCATGAGTTCAGCAGCCTTAGATAGTGCCCTTCCTCACGGGTACCAAGGTTCCGCTTTCACCGATAATACTCAGCAGAGTACTTTAGAGGTCCAGCTACCGTTTTACAGTAATACGAGATTTATGCTCGCAGCTCACTTTGAGACGGTTTCCTCTTCTTCCGGGGAGCCTCTTATTCAAAACCCCACCATGAAACAGATATTAGCTGGAAAGCTAGTTTACACTGGTCGAGACGCACACGCCAATGTCATGCAGCAGTGGCACGCTGCCGGAGATGATTTTAGTCTACACTTTTTCACCGGTGTTCCAGGAGTGTTCATTTCATCACCTGTGATGCTATACGAAGCTACGTCTAGTCTGTCGCGTGTTTCATTAGTTTCTGATGGACAAGTTGAGTCCACACCTTGTAGACTAACTAGCTATATCAACGTTACTAATCCGTATCACAAACTAACGAAGATAAACTACGCCGGATTCCGTCAAATTTTTGATTCAATCGGAGTCAGTTCCGGAGGGGTTACTGAAGCATGGTGGATAGCAAAATACGGCTCAGCAAGTACTGCTACACCCATTGCACAATTGGTAGAGTCCGCAGGTGGATTGTGGACTATTCCGCATAGTAAGATAATAGATGCGCAATTTCCGACTCCTGGTCAAGGCCTTTATTATCATTGGCTTATTACTGCCGTTAATTACTATGACGTAGAAACCAAATTGTTGGAGTCAGGAATAAATTATGATCATTGGGTTTCATATTTTTCCACGGATGAGTTTGTGCCGATCGCCAACATATACGTAACATTCACGCTGACAGGACAATGGACTAAAGAACTAACAGAGTTCTTTACTAAGGCGTATCGCACACCGCGTTATCTATCTGATGAGTTGGACAGATTATACGCGAAAAACGACCTATTTAGTTGGAGATCCCACACTTTGAGCTTTGCCGAGTTTGATGCAATTAACGACGGCACCAACCCATCGCTTAATGCAGCGTGGTGGGACGGTTTTCTGCTAAATGGGTCCATCCAGCCCATCTCCATGATTAAATTCATGGCAGGTGATAAATGGACCCCCGCTATGCAAGCAAAAATGCTGCAAGCATACCCGACTTAAATTCCCACGGGTGGCCTGGGAGCTGTCATAGACAGTGTCAATCGGACTTTTGATCCAGAAACTTGTATGTAACATACAATGTA